TTATTTTATTAAGACTCTTGTATCTGTAAGAATTTCAATAAGTTCTTGCTTGCAGGTGGGCATTTTGCCTTCATAAAGTTTTTTTGTTGGCAAGGTGCTCAAATCTTCGATGACCATTCCTATGGGATGTCCTTCAGAATCATAATTTTCCCCATCATTTACGGCATAATATATTGCAATGGAATTTCTTGTCGCAAAACATTCTTCCTGCTTATCTTGAGGTTCATAACCTAATAATTCTAATTCTTTTTCAATGTTAAATACTTCCATAATACTGTTTATTTAATATTTATTGATTATATATTCTATTTCTCCAAATCTGATCCGCTTGCAATAGCACATGTTGCATTGCCTTCCTCTGGGACAAGTTTTTTAATTTCTTGAATTCTCCCTTTTAACTCACCGACTTCCATGAGTAGTTTTTTATTTTCATTTTCAAGCTGATTATATTTCTCAATGAAAAAAGAGGAATCGATGTTAGCATTTTGAACCTTATTATTTTCAAGTAAAACACTTCCTTCTCCCGTTATAATTCTCATGATATTTACAGAAGGATATTTGATATGTATATTTAGCAATACTTCCGTTGTAATGTCCTTCTTCAAATTCGCAATATAGGGACGACTCATACCAATAGTAGTACTCATCTCGCTTGCAGAGATGTTTAGAGCGTTGCATATATCTAAGAGACGCTGTTTAATCATACTATAGTCCTAATAGATAATAAAAGTTAATACGATAAATATATTTATTCATATGTTTTATATTGATAAATATATTTATCATATTTGCATCGTGTTAATTAATTCACGTAGCTAAGTTAGTTAAACGAGAGTTTAAATCAATAGAAAACTTTAATTATTTATCAATTATGGTATTTACAGACTATATGAAGAGCCTGCCTAATCAACAGCAAGAAACTATCAAAAAGTTGGCAGAGTTGACCTATTCGACTCCGGCAGCAGTGTATCGGTGGATAAATGGTGAGAATAATCCTCCGCTTATAAAGCAAAAGGTTATTGCCGAATATTTGAATAAGAGTGTAGAAGAATTATTCCCACCTAAGGATGTCTCAGATAACTAACATCGAATTCTACAACACGCCCGAAGGGGATGTGATGATGAAGGAGTTTGGGCAGCCGGCGGTTGTGCTTAAGGATTCCGATAGGCCGACCATTGAATATATGCTTTCTGTTATCCGGGATCGATACCCGAAAGCACATGCCCGACTGATGCAGCTCTATTCTGCCAGTACCATGAACCGGTGGCATTATGAATTTCGGGTAGTCCACCGTTTCATCCGCTGCAACTTTGGCGAATATGACCAATATAACCTTGACATCAACAAAGATGGTCTGTTTGTATTCGAGGAGGTCAAATGCCCGCTACGGGGTGAATGCGAACATGAAGGCGTGATTTGCCGTCCGGAGCTTAATACAGCATTGACAGACCGCGAGATGGAGGTGTTCCGGCTCATAGCCTCCAACAGCCAGACGGATGATATTGCGGCAGAACTGCATATCTCGCCTTGTACGGTAAACCGCCATCGGGAGAATATTAAAGCGAAAATCAGGGTTCGCAATGTCGCTGAGATGGTTTCTTACTGGCATCAGAACCAAATGAAATAATTAACCTATAAAATAAAATGAATATGGAATTGAATATTGAGAAAGCGAAAGCATTGTTTCCGGATGCGATTAAATTGCAGCTTCGTATTAATGGACCGGCTACTGTTGTGGATATACGCCGTTTGTTGCCTAATAGTGTCGTCATGTTATCCTGCAAGATTGGCAAGAACTACGCGAATGTCATTTACAGCGAAGGAGCTGCGAAACGTATGTTCCCGGATGTTTCCAAACTGTCCGGAGAAGTGAGCATTGATAAACATCGTATTGCCTATATCTATAGGGATGGCAAGAGAAAAGGTGTCAAACTTTTGCTGAATTTCCTTCCGAAGTCAGATAGGCGGCTTATTGATATTCTGGAGATGTCATTCGGGGATAAGATGGTGCAAGTGAGCGAGTATGCTGAGTGCGATATGGGTTGCATCTTCTTTGAGAATACAGAATCGGAGGATGTGGAAAGGGTCTTGTTGGCCTATTGAATGAGTAATGGAAAATGCAAATGATATAAATCGGAGAGGACATCTTTAACCTGGAGCTGATTGGGTATTCTACTAAGCAAAAATTTCCACCCCCATGTACATCACACCATTATTTTTGAATATTATGGAAAATGAATCATTTGAAAGGGCCAAAGCCATTAAGGAAGAGATTGAAAAGTGTAATTCTCTTCTTGAGTCAATTCTAAAAAGCAGCAGGGAATGCTGTGTGTATCGCGATGCCGATAGGGGTACTCGTGATCTTGTTGTTATCCCCCTTCCCAAGTATTGTACCCAGTACATTATTGATGGACTTTACGTGAGAAAGTGCCGGATGGAGCAGGAATTTAAAGAGTTATAACAATCTAATAATAAGAATCATGGTAACCAAAACAACATTCAAAAAGAAATTTCCGGACGTTAAGGTGCAGAAACTGCAAACCAGCGTTGTCTTCAGCAGGCAGCAGGTAGAAGAAACCGTATTGAAGATGTGCGATTCTCTCGGTGTCGGACTGCTTTATTACAATTATGCAAACAGATGGATAACCGTTTATACCTCCGAGAAAATGAAAAAGGCACTGGACTCAATGAAACCGGGTTCTGAGGTATTTCACGAACATTATGGTGTTTATGGCAAGGTGATGAGCGATAAGCCATTTGTCATTTGTGGAGAATTGTGTATCAGGGTTGACTTTGGGGGAATGCCTGACAGTGGAGCATATAGCTGTGTATGTTTTGTAATGTAATCGAATAAATATGAATATAGAACAATGGATTGGGGAGGGATTAGCTGTGCGCTTGTTTGTGCAATACCTATAGTGGCCATTATCTGCGATACTGTAAAAAAAGTATTTGAGATGAAATATAAAAAAGGAGATGAAAACTAAGTTGATAAAGAAGCATAATCCGCAATCTTTTTTGAAACAAGCCTTAAAGAGATTGCAGGCTATTGGTTTCGGTTTTAAAACAAATCAGTAATGAATAAAAAAGAAATATCAATGAAGAAAGGTCAGAAGGTGCGCATCCTGCGTACCAATCAGGTAGCGACAATCGTCGAAGTGGAATTGATTCGTAAAGGTGGTAAGGTACACCGCTACTGCCATCTGAAGACAGATGAAAAGTCATATTTGTGGTTGGATGCCTCAGAACTGGGGAGTGTGGTGGAGGAAGTGAAGGTCTCGGTAGTTGATGACCGGAACCGGGAGCTGCACTTGGCTATATGCCATGACTACTCCAAGGATAAGATAACACTACATCTTACCGGCAAGAATCCGGATAATCTGAAGGAAGCTTCCGGACTATATGCGAGACTGATGAACTTGTTCATTGGGAGCCTGAAGGAAACGCGGGAACTGTAGGAGCGGATAACGTCCTTGATAACTCTCCTATAAAACAATTCCTTTGTACCGAATTAAATCATCCGCAATATGATTAAAGCTGCCGATATCTATAATGCTACCCATGATGGGTTAGACATTATTTTGTACTATTACCCTCAGGCAGAGGGGTGCATAGACAATAAGAAGAAATTCAAGCGTCGTCCCGATGAGGATGACGCCTCTGCCTGCCTCAAGAAATATGATGACTGCTACAAGGTCACTGATTTCGGGGATTCTGGCACGGCCATGAGTCCGATTGACATCTGCATGAACGAGGAGAATGTCCGTTTCCCGGAAGCGGTTGCCTTGCTTGCTTCCAGGTATAACGTGACCGATGAACTCAAACGTTCTGTCAACAAACCGGATATTCGTAAACGTCCGGCCACGGCTGATGAAGCCGAAGGTGCCAGGTTCTTCGAGCTTGAAGAGAAGTTTACTGATGTACAGTTGCAGGTTCTCGGTCCTCGGGTCAGGCAGGAGCACGTCGATGCGCTTCACTGGTATGTGGCCAAATCCATATCCTATGTCCGCAACCGTGAAGTCACCACTAAATATACTACGCCTACTTATCCTATCTTCATGCGTGAATGTGCTGTTACGAAGAAAGACGGCAGCACTGATAAGTTCTATAAGGTATATGAGCCTCTGAATCCGGATAAGCAGTGGCGCTTCAGCTATACGCCCGATGGGGTGAAACCCAAACAGTACATCAACGGTTTTGCCGAGCTGCAGAAGGCTTACCGGGATTACAATGCCCAGGAAGAGAAACTGTTTTTCAATGATCCGAAAAATAAGGATGCCCAATACAAGGAACAGAAGCTGAAGGAGGCCTTCATCTGTTCCGGAGAGCGTGATGCCCTTTGCATCCGCGCCCTCGGTTGTCATCCGCTATGGTTCAATAGTGAGACCTACAAAGTCACTCCTGAAGAGATTAAGGAAATCTATAAATATGTGGAGCGTATCTACAATATTCCGGACATCGACGACACGGGCGTTCGCAAAGGGACGGAACTGGCCCTGCGTTTCCTCGACATATATACGATATGGCTTCCCGGATGGTTGCGGGGCTATCGCGATCAACGGGGCAAGCCACGCAAGGATTTTCGTGACTTTGTGGATTTGCGCCCGAAGCAGGAGGATTTCCGCAACTTGCAGACATTGGCCATGCCTGCTCGGTTCTGGGTGGATAGCTGGAGTGAGCGGAGCCGGAAAACAATTTATGAAGTGAACTCCGCTTACTTGCATTATTTCCTCACGTTGAATGGATTCTATACATTGAAGGACGACAACTCCAAGGATGCGAGGTATATACACCGTAACGGTTGTATAGTCAGTGAAATCAAGGCAAAGGATATTGTGGCGTTTCTCAAGCGGTTTACCATCGAGCGTTATCTTCCGGTAGATATTCGTAACCTGATTCTGAACTCTCCACGTACCGGAGAATCATCCTTGGCGCAGCTTGATGAAATCAACCTGGATTTCCGGAGCTATACACCCAAGGAGCAGTATATGTTTTTCAGAGGTGAGACCTGGGAAGTGAGTAAAGACGGTATTAAGTCGCTACATGGGCAGATACCTGACAACCGCAGCGCCTGGGAGTCGAATGTGATACCTCATAAGGTGAGCATTCTTCCACCCATGTTCGAATGGTCGCACAGAAAGGACCCGGAGGATAGGGATGTGTTTGATATTACTGTCAAGGAGCATAAGAGCTGTTTCTTCAATTATCTGATAAATACCAGCCGTCTGTATTGGCGTAATGAATTGGAGTATGCCTGGAAGGACAAAGGGGTAGACGAAGCTGACAAGTACCGGGCAGAGCATAAGTTTGACATTGCCGGGCCGCTGCTTTCCCGGGATGAGATACGAGAGCAGAAGCAGAACCTGCTCAATAAGATGTTTGCCATCGGTTATAATATGCACCGCTACAAGTCGCCTTCACGCGCGTGGGCACTTTATGCGATGGATAACAAGATAGGTGAGGATGATGAGTGCAACGGGCGTAGCGGCAAGAGCTTTCTGTTCAAGACATTTCGGTTCTTCATGCGGACGGTCAATCTCTCCGGACGTAATCCCCGCCTTCTTGATAATCCCCACGTGTTTGACCAGGTAGATGTACATACTGATTTTGTTTTGGTGGATGACTGTGACCGTTATCTGCCGATGAGCCAGTTCTATGACAATATCACTTCCGGTATGACAGTCAACCCCAAGAACAACAAATCATTCTTTATAGAATTTGAAGAATCCCCCAAGTTTGGTTTTACCACCAACTATGTGCCGCGTGAATTTGACCCGTCTACCTCGGCACGTATGCTGTACATGGTATTTTCGGACTATTACCATCAGAAGACCGAAGAAAACGACTACCTCGAGAGCCGGACCATTCGTGATGACTTTGACCGCAACCTGATGACGAATACCGATTACAGCGAGGAGGATTGGAACTGGGACTTGAATTTCTTCGCCCAGTGTCTTCAGTTCTATCTGGCCATGGTGGACCGTAATGTCAAGATACAGCCTCCGATGGATAATATTCTCAAGCGCAAGCGGAAGGCTGACATGGGGTCTGACTTCGAGGATTGGGCTTACTGCTATTTTTCCGAGGATGGTGAGAATCTGAACACGCCTCTTGTACGTGAACAGGTCTATGACGATTTTATTGTCGCATCCAAGTCGAAAAAGGATTTCTGGAAGATGCAGCGCTTTACCAAGGCTTTGCGCAGCTTTTCCGAACTATGCCCGTATATTGCCGAGATGAATCCCGCAGACTTGTTGAACAAGTCGGGGCGGTATCTTCAGAAGGTGGACGGCAAGACCAAGGAGATGATTTGTATGCGTTCAAGACAGACGAATGGAGAACCGGCGGCATTCGTTCCTCAGGTAGAAAGTGGTGATGGAAACGCTCCGTTCTGATTACATTAAGCATTATGACCGGTTTCTGCCGGAGATGCTGCAAACGGAGCAGTCGGCTTCCTATATCCGTCAGGTTTATGACTATCTGGAGCTGATGAAGCCGGGCACCATCCTGAACCTTCAGGCAGACAAGGAGAAGCTCCCTTGGATGCTTGTGGCCGTTGGCGCATTTCTTCCTGCACAAGACCATTGGATGGACTTTGAGTTGAACGACGATTATACCAGGCTGCGACGGAAGCCGCTACCGCCTAATTTCCGTAAGGCCATGAAGAACCGATATCCGGTATAGGAGTCACACAGTAAAAGCCGTGGGCACAATTGTCCGCGGCTTTTACTATTCAATAGGACGCCGGGCATACCTTTGCCTTTGGGTTTCCCACTCCCTTTCCCTATTTTCTACCAAATTATTGTAACTCTGTAACCGATGTTTGAAAAAGAAGATAAATCATTTATAAACAATAAGTAACAAAGGTTACATCTTAGGTAACAAACATTGGTTACAAAAAATAAGGGTTTGTTACTTTAGTCGTATGAGTGGAATATCGGAGTCAATGTCACAAATTTGATTATTGGTAACAAATGGGTGTTGTGAGCTTTGTTACAATCGTTTTCTTTGATAATCAGTGAAATATACTCGAATGGTTACACGTTACAAAGTTGCATAATTTTCTAAGCAAAATACTCAGAACACTGTATGGAGCAGAAAATATAAGATCGTGTGGAGTTGGCAAATGTAATTATATTTTGTATTTTGACTGTTTTGGCGCTGATTTTGGATAAAGTGTCTGTATTTATGTGTATATTTGTCTGCATATAAATGATTTACCCTATGAGACCTAATGTGATAATAGAGTTGAAGCCTTATCTCCATGACTATTTGTATCATGAATTCGGATGCAGGCCTACTGATGAAGGTGTGAATGTGACTGCTGCCAATGATATTGGCAAGTTCATTCAGGCCATGGTCACTGTTACGGACAGACCGCCCAAGCAGGCTATCAAGGAGCATCCGATAACGTTGTATCTTCCTATTCAGGAGTGGAACCATTTTATTCTGCAGGAGAACTTCATCTATATACCGGAATGGAAACAGCGTATGCTCCAGAGCTATATCGAAGCCTCTTTCCGCATACGTGTACGGGAATACTTTGTTGCTGGCTATGAGAAGGGGTATAAGCAGGACCGGATTATCCGGGCGTTCCTGATGGCATACAATATCAAGAACAATGCCATCAATTACGATGCTGTCAAGAAGTTCGACTACCGTAATAGGCAGCGGATGGTCAAGGAGGTGAATAGGGATATTCAATTGTCGCTGTTCCCTTGACATTTTTTAGCAGATTAATTATTAAGTAAAAAGCAGATTTTCAGATAAATAACTCTTAAAATATAAGTGAGAAATGAATATCGGTGACAAACGTGCCCAAATATGTGCCATGGGATTTATTCCGGTTGCGGCCTCGGTGGTCAAAAATATGCCGGGTGTGGAAACGATTCAGGTTTCAGGAGAATGGACGCCGATTCCGGTCTCTTCCGGGGAGTTCAAGGAAAAGAACGTTGCCGGGGAATTGACGGAGCAGGAGCTGAAAGCGGTGGTTACTGATACGGGAGCCTTATTTTCCAATTCGCTGCGTGATTTGCTTTGCCGGGAGGGACTGGTCCGCTTGAAATTCACCAATGGTACCGAAAGGGTGGTGGGAACCGACCAGTTCCCGGTAGTGGTGACGCTTCAGGAATCTGGTTCTCCGGCAGCCTTTACCCTCTCTTTCAAGCGCAGCAGCCCTGAGCCGGCCAAAATATTGAAGTCCTTTTAAGCGGTTGGTGCCATCGTACCTTTGTATCGGATTAATAAGGTACAAAAGATAATGGCATTTTCAAACTTATATAGTGCAGTCTGCCGAGGCAAATGGTTCGTTTCCTTCCGCGAGGTGGAATCGAACTTGTTGCTTGTAAACAGACTGTTGGAGCATGGCATAGACAATCAGGATAATAGGATACTTGCCGACAGAGAACCAGTTCCGTTGATGATTGCGGCAGCGGGCGGCCGAACGGCAAGGCTTTCCGGTGGTTATGCTGACGCTCCCAAAGGCAGTACGGCTATTATTCCCGTTCATGGTACCCTGCTTAAATACGGTACCTATTGCAGCTATGGTACAATGGAGTATGCCGACCTCATCCGCGAGGCGGCTGATTCCTCGAATATTTCTTCTGTTTTATGTGACATCGATTCCGGTGGCGGTGCAGTGGATGCCATTGCACCGCTGGTCGATGCCATCCTTTATGCGCGTGGCAAGGGCAAGGCAGTGGTGGCTCATTGTGACCTCTGCGCTTCTGCCGCTTATTATGCCGCTTCCTATTGTAACGAAATCATTGCGGCCAATGAGGTGTCTGCCGAGTTCGGCAGTATAGGTGTGATGATGAGTTTTCCGGATTATGCCAAGTATTATGAGAGTGCAGGCATCAAGGTGCATACCATCTATTCCAACCTCTCTGATTACAAGAACGCTCCTTTCGAGGCAGCCAAGAAGGGGGATTATGCTTCCATCCGTGATGAGGAACTGGACCCGTTGGCCCGCGACTTCCAGGAGAACGTCAAGAAGAATCGGGGAAATTGCCTGAAGCTGGAGACTGAAGGATTACTTCGTGGTCGGATGTTCTATCATAGGGAGGCGTTGGAAGTGGGGCTGATAGACGCTATCGGTACCCAGGACTATGCCGTACAACGTAGCCGTGAGATTGATTCGGAAATGACAATATACAATTATATCAACTCTAAATCATAGAATTATGTTTGCAAAAGTGATGAGTGTAGTGCTTGGTTTCTTGGGCATCTCTGCCTTTGCCAAGGATGAGAAAGGAAAATCCATCCTTCTCTCCGCACAGGAAGAAGAACTGAAGAACAAGTACGGTGCCGTATTCGTCGAAGCCTTCAAGAAGGACCTCGCCGAATTTGAGAAAGACGGCAGAAATGCTGAAAGTGCTGTGACCGATGAGGTGAGAGTGCAGCTGGAGGCTGAACGTGACAAAAATGCGCAGGAACTGGCAAAGGCACGCAAGGATTTGGCCGACCTCGATGCCAAAGTGAAAGCGCAGGAGAAGGACATCGCCTCGAAGGATGCCCAGATTGCCAAGATGGCCAAAGAACCTGCACCGGATGCGGGGCAGCAGGTTGCAGGAGACAAGAACGAAATGGGTAGCAAGTTCAAGCCGGACATGAGCCTGGCACACAACCGTTATTTGGATGCCGCGTTCAAGGGAGCGGCATATAGTGGTAATTCGACCATTGAGACTACCGAGCTTCAGAAAGAGTTCGGCAAGTATGTCTCTTCCGAGAGGTTGGAAATACTCAAAGGGCTGATGGGTACCACGGAGTCCACCAAGTACATGTCAACTCTGGTGACGGACAAAACAGAGGTTCGTGCGCAGCAGGCTGCCGTTGATTCAGTTCTCCAGCAGTTCGTACCGAAGTGGACGCCTAAGGGCAAATCGAAGTTCACTCCGTTGACCATCAAGAACTACAAGTGCAAGATAAACGTTCCCATCACTCCGTCGGACATTATGGAGGATATCCTCGGTTATCTGTATGATGAGAATCTGAAGCCGGAAGATATGCCGGTAGTCAAGTATATCTTGTATCAGCTCATCTTTCCTAAACTGGACGAAGAGCGTGAGGTTGCTTTGGCGATCGGTGAGTTCAAGGAGACCAGTGCCGTTAAAGATGGGGATGCCGCTACGGATGCCAACGATGTGATGGATGGCTATGTAACCCAGCTCAAGAAGCTGAAGAAGGCTAATAATGATAAGATTACCTGGCTGCTTGACGGTGAAAAGCTGGAAGACGCGACCTTACTTGCCCAAATTGACAAGGCAGTGAGTGAGGTGAAGCCGCTGTATCGGAAAAAGACCATGTTTATCCATGCAGATCCGGATCTGGTGATACGTTACAGCAAGGCATACCGTGAAAAATATCCCTGGCTCAAGAATGAGGACGGTGAGAAAATCAGGGTGGATTTCTCCAGGTTCACGTTCGCACCGCTTGAGGGCATGCGCGGTACCGGAGCCTTCTTCATTACGCCGAAGGAGAACTTCAAGCATTTGCGCAGCCGTGACCCGCAGAGCGCCAAGGTTTGGATGCAGGGTGAGAACTACGACGTGAAGATATTCGCGGAATGGTGGGAAGCTGTCGGTTTCTGGCTGGCAGAAGCTATCTTCGCTTATCTGCCGCCTGAAGAAACAGACAGCTCTTCTGAGGCATCGTCCAGTTCTTCTTCCAGTTCCGGTGCAGGTGTTTAACTATATTAATATAGGAGGTACATATATGTCAGAAACAACATATTCAATGGTGTCGGTGCCCAAGAAGTCATCGAATGCCGGACGTCCGAAAGGGAAGAAGTCCTATATCGAGATTTTCCGCTGGGAAGACGTCAAGACTTATACGCGTGATGAGAAGGGAGTAAAGGTGACGGCATTTGAGATGATGCCAGGTAAAAAGCCCATAGCGGTGTATGCTACGGACTCCACCATCAACATCTACCACTCCAGCGAGGGAGAGGATGATGCACGTGGGTTCATCCACCATGTGGATTATGAACATCCGGGTACAGAGTTGGAACACGATGAATTCGTGAACAACAATATCAATGAGAATCTGGGGGCAATCGTGTTCGGTTGCTCTGGTGAGGATGCGAAGATTGCCGGTACGCCGTGCACTCCGCTGAAGATGACCAAGGCCGATTCCCAGGATAACAAGGAGGGTGACAAGAATACTATCAATTTGGCAAGTTCCTTACGCGGAGGTACTATCGGTCACATCGCCAAGAGCCTTGTACCGGCTACGGACAACGAAGAAATCAATGCCGTTTTGGGATTGGGTGAAGCGTCGTCTTCTTCCGGTGGTTCAGGAGTTTGATTCATTTCTGTTTTAAAGGTTGGTTATTGGAGAGAGGCGTTTGCAGTGCATTCGCCTCTTTTTGTGTCCTTTTACGAACTATGTGGAGACGATATTTTTGTATCGTATTAAAAACTTTAAATTATGGCAACAAAAAAGAAAACAGCTAAGACCGAGGATGTGGCCGTAGAACTGAAACTGGTAGAAGAGAGTGTGGAACAAAAGGATGTGCAGGCCGTCGATAAGGCGGTGGATGCGGTGGAGGAATTGGCGCCGGCGCGGTCGGTTCAAGACCATGTGACAGTGGTTATTCCTTATTGCAAGGAGTTTGCACAAGGCAAGGAACTGCTTTTTGCACTGCGTTCCTGGCAGAAGAATGTACGCTTCGGCATCAATGTGGTGGTAATCGGTGACCGTGAAGATTGGTTCAGCGAAGAGATTACCTTCATTGAGCACAATCGCGTCTCTGACAATGCACAGGTTGATACGCTGGCCAAGCTGAAAGTGGCTATGGAATCGCCCGAAGTGACCGGACGTTTCATCTGGACCAACGATGACATCTATGTGATGAATCCTATCGACCTGGCTCATGTGGCGCTGCCCAAAGTCAATGGAATGCTCGTTCCGCTTAGATTCAAAGGGCTTTATGCCGAGAATATGAAGCGGACGAAGGAACTGCTGGAAAAGAGTCAATTGCCTTGTCTGAATTATGGTACGCACACACCCATGTTGTTGGATAAGGGATGTCTGGCCGCCATGTTCGAGCGATTCCCTGAACTGGAGGAGGGGGGCTATCTGTTTACTTCCGTCTATTATAATTCTCTTCCTTATCCGACACAACCCGTATATCTCAACTGGCCGACAGACCAGGTGTTGCTGCCGGTGGTTTCACAAAAGCCGGATGAGAAGAAGGTACTCGACCTCTTATCCCGCAAGATGTTTATGAACAATGCGGTATCAGGGTATTCACCGTGGTTGGAAAAGTTTTTGGAAGGGGTGTTTCCGGAACCGTCGGACTTTGAGGGCTGAAGGGCATTGCCGGAATCGTCATCACGGAAAGGACCCGAGTCTTTCCGTGATGAGTTTCCGTTTCTCAATGCCCCCGGCTGTCCGATGGAGTTGGAGGCACTCGCTTCCCGCAAGTTCAGCAAATACCATGCCTATGTGCGGTTACATGCCAGGCTGAGGGATTGTACCTCCCTGCAGGAGTGCGCCGATGTCAGCCGCCAGGTGATTGATAGCTACATGGATAACCGTATGATATGGCAGGAACTGAACTATTACAAGGAGCATCACGCTTTATTGGGTAAGCACCCGGCTTTTGCCGAGTTCCGCCGCAGAAGCGAGTTGCTTCATCTTCCGGTCAAGGAACTGGTACGACGGCAGCAGCAGGTCCAGAACAATATCTGGCGGGTCAAGTCTGAGTTGGCCAAGGGTGACAAGCCGCATCTGGATGTTGTCCGTCGCGAACGGTTGGCAGGGTATGAAAAGGAATTGGCCGACATTAACAGATTATTGGAATGAGCTATTACTTCAATCTTGAAGAATTGCGGCAGGAGATGTCTGATTCCCGCTTCTTTTCCCGTCGGTTTGAAACCATGTTGACATTCAAGCTGAACAGTTTGAAAGAGTTGTGTGGGCGGCTTCCACGGGAGAATGAGGCGTTTTTCATTGAGACAAAGAAAAGCTTTACGGCATTCACTTTCATTGTTTATCTGATTAAGAATGCCGGGCAGGTGAGGCACTTGTATATAGCGACCTATTCCACCAACGAGCGTATCATCAACGCGTTGCTCCGTTGGCGTGAAAAAGGGTTGATTGGCAGTATTCATCTGCATATATCGGAGACCATCAAGTTTCGTATGCCGAAGATATACGAGAGGCTGATGCTGCTCCATCAGGATGGAGAGATAGAGCTTTCATTTGCATGGAGCCACAAAAAGATTACCTGCCTGGACACATCGGCAGGTTTCTTTGTGGTCGAAGGCTCCGGCAATTATGGCGAGAATGCGATGGAAGAACAATACGTATTCCTTAAAAATAAAGAAGTATATGAGTTTCGTAGCGGACGAATTGGTTAAGTGGCGTGACAGCCCGGCATGGTATGACCGTATCGACCTGGACGAATTCGAGCGGTTGGCAGGTATAGGCTATGAGCCGCGACAGATTGCCATGTATTACCATGTACCGGAGAATGATTTTCTCTGGTACTTCAATTTGGTAGGCTCACCGCTGAAATACCATTATGAGCGTGGGCAACTGCTTCAACGGGCCAAAGAGGGGCTGGCCATGGCCGCCAGTGCGGAGACCGGTGACAATGTGACCCAGGCACAACGGTTCGACAAGTTCCGTCAGGCGACCGGGTACCGCAATTCCATTAACAAGATATTTTATGACGATATAGGCTGATGTTCGATAAATCTTACTTTGAGACCTTGCAGGATTACCTTGCCTCCGGCTGCACCATGGAGTTGACGGACGAGGAACTGGACTACTACAACGTGCTTTATGCACTGGTAGGCATTAACCGTAAATATGGCAAGGATAATGCCGTCGCCTTCTTGATGCACGAACCGTTCAATGTGGAACGGATGCGTGCCCGGCAGATGTATAGTGAGGCTATCAATCTGTTCTACCTTTGTGATACCATCGAGAATGATGCACACCGCAACATGATGTATGACAATCTGATGAAAGCGGCCCAGGTGGTACTTCAGAATGCAACCAGCGCCAAGGATATGGAGGTGTATGGTAATCTCACGGTGCAAGCGGCAAAAATCAAACAGCTGGATAAGCCGGACCCGATAAAGCCGAAGGAGATGGATGAGAAACCGATCAAGGTCTATGACCTCGACCCGAATGCGGTGGGATTACCTTCTGCCAACCGTAACCTGCTCGCGGCGCAGATTGACGGTATGCAGGATATTCCTGCACGGGAGAAGACTCGTCTTAAGAGAGATGCCAATATAATTGATGTTGATATAGAAGAGATGCTCGATGACCAGGAAGAAAAAACTAAAGATTTCGGATGAGGTGGAGGTGCGCTATTCCAACTGGATGGCGCAGCTCATTGCAGTGATGCAGCCCTGGTCGCTCTATTGGATTGCCGGGCGTGCATCAGCCAAAACGGTGCAGGTGTTGGCTGAACGGGTGCAGGAGGTGGCGCAGGACTGTCCGGGTGCACCGTTCGCATGGGTGGCCGATACGTATTCCGATTTGCATAAGAATGTGGTTCCCTCGCTGGTGGACGGATTGTCGAAGCTGGGGTGGGAGCAGGGCATCCATTATGTTATGAACCAGGAACCGCCAAAAGAGTGGCGCGACCGCATGTACAACGTATGTTCTGATTGGCGCAATACGATGGTGTTCTACACCGGCTTCAACTTCACCTTTATCTCTTTGGACCGTCCGGCCATCGGTGCCGGCCGTTCCTATGTGGGGGTGTTCGGTGATGAAGTGAAGTATTTCCCGGAAGAGAAGTTCACGAACTTGCTGAAGGCCGTGCGTGGGTTCCGAGTCAAGTATGGTGATAGCGTATGGTACCGCAGCCGTACACTGACGACGGATATGCCGAATCCGAACCACCTGGGTGAATACGACTGGATTCTCAAGCTGGCCAAGCAGAATGACAAGCGGAAAATCCTTCTCATGTTGCAGGCCGGCTTTGTCTATAACGAGACGAAAAAAGAGTATGTGGCGGCTATGCAGCGGTACAAGGAACTGAAAGAAGCTTTCCGGAAAGACCGTTCATTGCAGGCCAAGCTTGATACGGCAGAACGTTCCATGGTGCTTGCTGGCAAGAACATGAAGCGCTGGGAGGAGCGCTGGATTAAGACACGCCGGGGCGTATCTTTCTTCTTCATCTCTTCCTCCTATGTCAACGTGGATGTACTGGGTGAAGACTGGTTCAGCGATGAATTCGCTGAAGGACTGGAAGGTATTCTTTGCAACATCCTTTCCATCATCCCCAAACTGGAGGCAAGCCAGATGTTCTACTGCAACCTCTCGATGAAGAACTTCTATGCGGACGGATTCTTGAATGAAGTGATAGAGCAGCACCCGTTCGGGTGGGAGCAGGACTGTACGGTGCTCCGGTACCTGGATAAGAATAAACCGTTGGAGGCAGGCATGGATTCCGGCAATATGCTTTCCATGGTGTTCGGGCAACGTAGTGGGCGTGTGATGCGTGTACTCAAAGAACTCTATACATTGCCGCCTAACTCCGTGCGTGAGCTGGCCGATAAGTTCCTCTATTATTTCAAGCCGCACAAGCGCAAGATACTGAAGCTTTATTATGACCGCTCCATGAACAACTACAAGGGGGTGGGTGCGGATATGGCCACACAGATAAAGAAGAACATCGAGACGGATGCGGAGGGCAGGCGTACGGGATGGCAGGTACAGCTGATGAGCTTGGGGCAGGGCAACATCGGTAGCAATCTGGAATACCGGTTCTTCATGGACTTGCTCAGCGGTAACTTGGAGCGCACGTTGTTTACACTGTTGATTGACCAGCACAACTGCCCGAATCTCAAGTCGGAAATGGAGGTGACAGAAACCAAGGTGGCTACCCGGCCGGACAGCTCCAGTGTGATAGTCAAACAGAAGACCGGAGATAAGCTGCCTGCACATAGATTGCCTAAAGAATCCACCAACCTGACTGATGCCTTGAAGTATTTCATCCTGCGCAAAGAGATTATCCGCACCTGGAGGATGGGCCGCAATGTGTCCGGTGCCGCTTCGGTGTGACATTTCTTTTCTGTTTGCTTTGGCTCTGTTGTCCGTGAGGATGGCAGGGCCTTTCGTTTATGGGAGAGGCCGAAGCGGGTGGGATTGGGAGCATCGGGTACAAATTGTAAAGGTTTTGTCATATTTCCGAATCAGAAAGGGCGCTTGCGACCGCAAATCACCGACGGCGCGGCTCGGGCAGCAAGCTGATTCATCCCTACAACAGAAGTTGTAGGGATGGGTTTTCTTTTTGGTTTTCAAGGAGGTGGATTTTTGATTAGGGTGTTTCTGTACCCAAAAACGCCCCATTGGGAGAAGAAGTCACCCCGATACGGGGTGGGCGCGCGAAAAATCCCGTTATACAAGTCTGGTTTAGGTGCCGGTGGCGGTATATCCTATGTCAAACTTGCATAACGGGATTTTTCGCGTCTTAGCGGTAGAAAGCGGTGCTTTCTGTTTGTTTTTATGAAACGCCCCTCCATTAGGAAGGGCAGAGCGGTAAGCGTTCCGCTTGGCGTGCCTCCGTTTCTTTTCCGCAACTCCTTTTCATTTCCTGCATCTCTGTATGCGGTCAGGTAGTCTTTTGAGTCCGCAAATGTAGGGCACCGGGCTGACAAGCAAGGTCGGGCGTTGTCCGCTAAAAAATCTCCAGCCCTACGGGTAGTATTCAAGCCTTCGGTTTTAGTCGGAACCTTGCGGAATGTCATCCTCGGCACCTCAATTATTGCGGCATCAAAAGGCAACCATACCGCACGTCATACAGACACGCCGGAATAAAAAAAAAGTCGTTCCGGGAAACGGAGAAAATTAAAAAAGGCTCCACCCGACGACTCCAGAAATCCAGAATAAATTAAAAACTTACAGTTATGGCAGCAAAAAGAAACATTCCCGAAGCATGGAAAAATCAATGGTCTAAATTCATGTTTAACTTCTTTGACTACTTGCCTACCAAGTACGAGGCTAACAAACGGGAGTGGTCTATCCGCAGGATGATATGGGATTTTAAGGACGGGAAGCGCAGTGCGTCTGTGGCAGAACTTGTAGCGAAGAAGATGCGCGAGCAGTTCGGTGCGGAGGTTTGCAACGTGACGTTGGTCTGCATACCAGCCAGCAGCGGAGAGAAGAACGAAATCAGATACAAGGCTTTTGCCGAAGAGGTGGCACGGCTGACGGGGTGCAGGAATGCGTACAAAGCAATTACCATTGAGGGTGGACGGATTGCCATCCATGAGACGAAAGCGGCCAAGACGGTGCAGACGGTGGAGGTCATCAAGTTTGACAAGCGTTTTTTCAAGGGTAAGAAATGCCTTGTATTCGATGATATACTGACGCAGGGGCATAGTTACGCACGGTTTGCGTGTGCACTTGAAACGCTTGGGGCAGAGGTTTTGGGAGGCTATTTCTTAGGCAAGACAATTCTTTTATAACAATTTAATCCATACAATTATGAATACTCTTTTTGATAACGATTGCCGCTACATGAGCGACAGCGAACTGATTTACGAAATCAGCAACAACAGACAGATTGTTTCGGACATCGAACGCAGCAACGAAGTGATAGACCTTGAAAAATTGTTTTCCTCTTTGACTCCTGGACGCAGGAGGGTAGCCGTGGCAGCCGTGGAGATGTACAAGAGACAACTGTCGCAGCAGGTGGAACGCAGGCAAATAAGGATGAGCAAAGACGTATACGAACTGATGGAGCCGTTGATAGGAGATTTGCCGAATGAGGAATTTTGGGTAGTGTCGATAAACCAAGCCGGACGGCTTATCAAGAAAGTACGCATATCGGTAGGCGGCATTGACCAGACTTCAGCGGATATAAGGCTGATTATGCGAGTGCTGATTGATACGGGGGCAGTGCAGTTCGCAGCGGTACATAACCATCCGAGTGGCAACATCCGACCGAGCAATGAGGACAAGAGACTGACGGAGCAGCTTAAAAAGGCGGCAGGGTTATTAAATATTAGGATGATAGACCATGTGATTATAACGAATGGTGGATATTACAGTTTTGGCGATGAGGGGCTGATTTGACGGAGGGGTGCAGGGCGCACCCATTCCGTTTGCTCGCACGCTCGCAAACGGAATGGGGCCCGAAAAGCGGAATGACTGGTCGTGTTACCGTTCCTTCAACCACGGAGGGAAATAAAATGATATAAAAAATAATATCATTTTTCTGCCAGATAGTTTTGTGAATGATATAAATATTTATATCTTTGCAGAGTCAAACAATAACAATTCACAAATGAAGAAATACAAAGTCAGAGAAGTAATCAAGTTGCTCGAAGCTGACGGATGGGTGAAGTTGAAAGGCTCTGGAGGTGACCACCGGCAATTCAAGCATCCTACGAAAAAAGGCAGGGTGACAGTAAGAGGCCATGAAAGTGAGGTATTAAGCCAATTTTTATTAAACAGTATTTGGAAACAAGCGGGGTGGAAATAACACCCTGCTTCAAAGATAAGGAGAAAATTATGGAAAAGATTAAAGTTAAGGTTGACTGGTGCGATAAGAATTTCGGTGCAGTTACCGAAGATGATGTACTATGCGGCATGGTTGTTGCTACTTCCAAAAGTTATGAGAGCCTGATGATTGAACTATCTGAGGCTGTCCGTGAACATGTGGAAGGACTATTGCAGGATGGCGAAACGCTTCCTGAGTGGCTTGTTAACGGAGACTATGAATTCGATGTGGAATTGGGAGTTGCCGCACTGCTCCGTAAGTGCGAACAGTTTACCTCCTTGGCTGCCATATCCCGTGTCTCTGGCATTAACCAGCAACAGCTTTCCCATTATGCCAGTGGGTTGCGTGTTCCCCGCATTGAACAAAGAAGACGCATTGTGGATGGTATTCACCGTATTGGAAAAGAATTTTTATCCGTTGTGTAGTTATTGTTTGACAGCGTATTATACAATGTGATTTTCGAAGGCTTCCATGTGATGTGGGAGCCTTTTTTGTTACAAATCATGAAGGAGATTTTGATAGATTTCAGAAGCGGAGCAAAAAACTCCGCTTCATTTTTGCCGTTACAAATATTATTCCCATATTCGCAAAGTAGTTATGATAAGATAGTACAATGTAAAACGGGGGCATACGGATTATGTTGTAACAAAATATTTTAGATCGCGATTCGATAGAGTTTACTTAGTAGCGGCATGCCCGTCGTGAACGGTAAACTCTATTTTTTTGCTTCCATTTGCTTGAGTAAAACCTCCATCTATCAATGATGGGATTTGGTCTTTCTGAGCATCTATGGTGGCGCATAGTTCTTCAAAAGTACGATGGTTGGACTTGTTTTTTCGAAACAAGAGTTTGAACAACTTTCCAAAGAAGGAAAGGTTGTGGACGCTCGTAGAGGTGGTTTGGTTGTAGGACGTTCGCATGATGAAGGCAATATTTACATGTTGAAACAATATGGTGAAGGCTATCGGGTAATCAATCACATGGAAGGAGGGGAGTATGTGATATGTCACGAAGCCCTTATGACACACAAAGATAGGATAATATCTATGAACAGTAAAAGGATGAAGTGTAAATTTGTGGATATAGATGTATTGAGGCATACCCCATTGCTTGTGACAACTCAAAAAGGTAATTTCGATAAGTTTTTACTCTTTGACGAGAGGGTGCAGTTTGTGGTAAATAAAGGCTCTACTTGCTATTACTTAGAGGAACTGAATTGGTTGAATGAGCATTATTAATTAAATATCTAAATGTATGAAGAAATGTTTGTTTTTGATGCTGATGTTCATCAGTATGGGAGTAGTAGCGCAAAAACCTTATAAAGTATTCTGTGAATTACTCGGTACAGGAAAACTGTTCAGTAATAAAGTCACTGTTACAGTTGATTTCGGGCAAGAAACAAGCTTTTGGTTTGGATCATCTAATCAGTATTTGGTTGATGATAACGGAAAAGCGATTAAATTTAATTCTATGGTGGATGCCATGAATTATATGGGCAAACGAGGTTGGGAATTTGAACAAGCTTATGTTGTAACAATCGGCAATCAGAATGTATATCACTGGCTTTTGAGCAAAGAGATAACGCAAGATGAAGCTATTAATGAAGATTTTAATACCAAACAGACTTTCTTTGAAAAACAAAAGTCTGAGGAAGTACAGGAAGAGCTTTTTGAACAGAAGGAGAATGTTAAAAGTAAGAGAAAACGTTCACGTGTGATAAGGGATGATGTCTATAATTAATAATTGGATAGCGGAGCAAAAAACTCCGCTTTTCTTTTGTTGTTTCAAAATAAACTCCCATCTTTGCAGTGCTCAACATTTGAATCAGGCGACGATGTTCGCCAACCGATTGCCGTTGGCATTTTTTGTGCCTATCGGTTATCTATATAGTTCCGACCCCCGTGTGGAGTGCTTAATGGCCTCCCAGCCTGATTCAGGTGTTGAGCAACGGGAAAGCGGAACTTTCTTTGTTTATAAGTTTTTCCGATTTTTTGGAGAAGGTTCCCTTTCCCGTCTTTAATAACATATTGTTTCATTTTAATTGCTCAACAAAAATGAAAGAACTAACTATCGGTACGCAGTCCGTACCTGCTCCACGCACATCTGTGGGCGAATCCGTTAACGCTCTTACCGAGCAAGTCAATAACATTCAGCGTCGCTACTATCGTAGCATGTCTCCTGATTGTGAGCTTAACAGTTCTTCTGACCGTTGGTATTTCGGTGCCATCCTCTCTATTTGTATCGGGCTTGTTTTCCCACCGTTGTTTGTGGTGTCTGCATTGTGCGTTTATAAGGCAAAGAAGTGCCGGAAAGGGGGTGAGGTATGACTAAAGACGAATACATCGCATTCCTGGAAAGCGAAAATGCGCGATATTACAAAGAAATCCAGCAACTTACTTATGAAAAAGGGCTTCTTAAGGGTAGGCTTATGGGGATATATGAGTGCAACCCCAGGCTGGGCATGGAAGTCATAAAGGGAGGCAAGTATTATGCATTGGTACAGAAAGGAGGCGTGAGGTATGACTGAGACAATTATAAATGGGGTCGTATTGGATGATTCCATAGCTAAGCGTTTATCTGATTTGCAAAATGGTCAGGCTACATTTCTTGCAAATCTGTTGGATGACAGTATTGGCTTTCTCCTTGAATATAATAGCTTTTTCACCAATAACTCAAGCGGTTTTGTAGATGTCTTGGCAGTCCTGCATCATGCACGTACCGAATTATTGGGGATTGTTCCGGAGAAGAAAGGAGGCGTGAAATGAATGAAGCTGCAAAGAATAGCAAGAATATATACCGGATGGAATATCAGCTTGAGGTCCCGGTATCAGCAGGGTTGAAGCCATTGTTCCAACAGATTGAAGAAATACGGTCTGAATTGGGTATAGAGCCTTCGGCTGATGATATCTGTGTGTTGTTTCCGTGTGGAAATAAATATACTCGTTGTTGTGCCAAGGCTTTGATATATTATTCTCGAGAGGATGCCTTATTGGTTCTGACTGGAGGCATGAGCGAAGAGGATTACATCATGCGTCATATATGTTCGACTACAGATGCTGACGGCAATGTTCTGACGCATGAGGATGGTGGTTTAGATGACTTTGCCGTAGAGGATATTTTCTAAGAAACATTTTTTTTTACATTTGAGAAGCCGGTGGTCCGTGATGGATAGCCGGTTTTTTTGTGTCCTTTTTCGGATAAGTGGTCTGGGGTACTTTTGCAGTATGGGAGCACATGCAGAACGATTATCGCAAAATAATAACCGCAGCAGCTGGTGGAGCAAGAAGAACCGGCTGGCTGATAGGTTTCCGCTGGACATCACGATAGAGGGTGATACCGGCATTACGCAGCAGTTCGAGCGGCAGCAGGATGCGAAAGCGGTTGCGGCATTCAACGGTCGGATACGCGCCTGGGGTAAGAAGGTGAACGAGGCGTTGCAGGCGAGCGTATCGAAATGGATTGATGAAGATAAGAAGCTTTCGGCATCCATCAGGCAGAATTACCGGCATTGGGGCAAGGTGCCGGCCAAAGGTGAGGAGATTACGAGCATCGGTTTTGGGTTCAATGCCGACGGACTTTATGTTCATTTGGGTGTAGGCCGTGGGTATAATATGGAGGGTGGTACACGGGTAATCACCAAGAAAAGCAACAAGGATTGGAACCGGGAGCCGAAACCTTGGTTTAATCCCGTGATTGAACAGCATATACCGGAACTTCAGCAGATAGTGGTGGATTATTGCGGTTCGCTGTTCATTAATACAACGAGAATTTATATCAATAGATAGTTATGAGTGAGATAAAGAAGATAGGCAATTTCAGTTTTGTGGATACGACTGCCGGGCAATATGCCATTAACATGAACTGGAGCCAGAGTATGAGTCAGTTCTTTAATGCTGGCTCGCAGGACTGGGACGGTGACCCGGTATCGGTGGCCGGTGTACGTGTGGTTCCATGGGGCCCGGACAACAATATGCCGAATGCCATCCGTGACTTGCTGGAGAAGAACAACCTGGGTCCCGGTATTCTGGACCGTAAGGTGGGGTTGCTGTATGGGCAGGGGCCGATGCTTTACCGGGTGAAGATTGAGAATAACGAACGCATCCAGGAATGGATGGAGGATGCCGAGATTCAGGAATGGCTGGATAGCTGGGACTACAAAGGGTATATACGTGACAACTTGGTTGAATACACGCACATGAATGGGCATTTCACCAAGTATTATATGGGCAAGGGAGTGCGTATCGGCCGCCCATGGGTGCAGCGATTGGAGTCACTGCACAGCGAAGAAAGCCGTCTGGTGTGGCCGGAGAATGACAGCCGTAGGCTTGAGGATGTCACGGAATACCTCACCGGTGATTTTGATTCCTTCAAGAGCCGCACGTTCCGCAAGTACCCGGCTTTTGACAAATGGAATCCGACCCGGTACGAAACAGCCATTAAATACCATTGCATGCGGAGCTTTGGCCGTAGTATGTATGCGATTTCCTGCTTCTATGGGTCGGTTCCCTGGCTGGAGAATGCGAACAACCTTCCGGAAATTATCAAGCATCTGAATGAGAACATGATTGCAGCCGCTTATGTGGTGCATTCTCCGCAGGAGTACTGGAACCAGAAACATGAGCTGATTATGGCCATGCACGAGGATTGGGATGAGACGAAGATTCAGAAGGAAATGGAGCGGCTGAAGGATGAATTGACCGAAACCATCGCCAACGTGATGGCTGGCAAGAAGAATGCCGGCAAGTTCTTCAGCTGTGTCGACTTCGTGGATGCCGACGGTAATGCCCAGAGCTGGAAGATAGAGCCTATCGAGATGAATATCGACAAGTACATCGAGGCGCAGGCGAAGATTTCACGCATCGCGGACAGTTCCACTACCAGCGGTTTCGGGCTTTCTCCGGCATTGGCCAACATCATCATTGACGGCAAGAGTGACAGCGGCAGCCAGATGCTCTATGCATTGAAGATATTCTACGGGGCTGACACACAGATTCCCGAGGATATTGTACTGGAGGCAATCAATGATGCCATCCGTATTAATTTCCCGCATAAGAAGGGGATTTTCCTCGGTATTTACCGGAAGGTTATCAACAAGGAAGAGAATGTATCGACGCCGGACAGAGCGGCAAAACAAGTATAGGCATGAAACAGACAGATATTGAATTCCCGGACTGCTGGGAGGAGGTGAAGCCGTTGGAGTGGCTGCACCTGCTGAAGAACCGGGAGAAGCTGATGACGAAACCGGGCATCAGCTTGCTGGACGTGAAGCGCGAGTGGTGTGCGTATGTACTGAAGAATAGGGGATATGTCTTCCGTTCAAAGGTGCAGGATATGCTGCTGGTAGACCGTTTGGCCGAAACATTGGCATGGATGTGGAGAATGGAGGGAGACGCTGTGGTACTGGCGTATGACTCGACCGTGAATCTGATACCGGAATGGCGCTATCTGCGCGGTCCGATGAGCCATGGGGCGGATTTGGCTTTTGGTGAGTTCCGTCATGCGGTGGCTGCGGTCAATAGGTATAATGCCGGACATGAGCCGGTAGACTTGCAGGCATTGTGTGCCATCCTCTATCGTCCTCCGGTGGAGAAAAAAGGCTGTGTAGAGCGTGAACCCTTTCGTGAACAATATATGGGCAGATACATGGGGCTTGTGGAGCACATGCCGGTGTGGATGAGGTGGGGGATTTATGCTTGGTTCTCCTACTTCTGTGAATACTTGTTTTCCGGGACTTTCATCATTGACGGACTGGAACTGTGCTTCGGACCGGTATTTTCCCGTGGAAGGGACAAGGATGCCCGGCAGAATGATGTGCAGAGCCTGGGCATGAACTCGATACTCTTTTCTGTGGCCGAAAGCGGAGTGTTCGGCAATGCGAGGGCTACCGATGATACGCTGTTGCTGCGTGTGATGATGAAGTTGCTCGATGATAGGCAGCGGGCAGACGAACTGATGAGGAATCTAAAAAAATGATGTTATGATATTCAACAAAGACGGCCAAGGTGCCAAAGAATTGCGTGAGTTGACCGCCAACTATTACGCTAACAATGATTTCACCAAGGTTATCGGTGAGATAGAGCTGGTTACTGAAGAACTGGCGCAGTTGGTCGGTAGCAAGGTGATAGAACTGGCAGAGAACTATTATCTCAATCCGGAGAAAGAAGGTACTGATACCGGGATTGTACGCAAGGTGCAACGGCCGATTGCGCTGTTGGCCACATTGCGGCTGTATCAGAAGAATGACCTCAGCCATGAGGATGACGGGCGCAAGTTCAAGGTGGCTACCGACGGCAGCGAAAAACTACCCTGGGAGTGGCAGTTGGACCGTGATGACGCGCTGCACCTCGAAGAATACTACAAGGCGGTGGATGTGCTGATTCGTTATCTGAATGACAAGGAACTGAAAGAGTGGACGGATAGCGATATGTATAAGTCTGCTCAGATGTTGATAATCCGTAATGGGGGTTCTTTCGATACCTATTTCCCGATAAATAAGAGTGAGCGTATGTTCCTGCTGCTTCTGCCTTTCATCAGAGAAGCCCAGCAGTTGACGGTGAAGCGGGCATACGGTGCCGGTTGGGAGGCACTGCTTGCAGAAAGTTCGGTACTGGAGACGGACGCGCATTTCGCAGCATGCAAGGCGGTGGCGTTACTGGCCATGAGTATGGCGCTTCGTCGCTTGTCTCTGGGAGCGATACCGGGGGGAGTGATCCGCAGGTTTGTGGCAGAAAGCGGTATGAATGCAAGTGAACCGGCATCGCTCGATGATGTGGAGCGTGTGGCCGGATGGATGGCAGACGATGCTGCCACTTGGATAGATGAGATGAAGCGGGCGCGTGACGGTAGTATGATCGATTACGAGCTGCTGCCGAAAAATGACCGTAGAAACAAATATTGTCGTTTATGAATGTAATACAGAGACCCAGGGCACGGGAGTTCTGCGCCACCATGCAGGACTACATCATTGACACGGATGTGACCATAGCCTTTGCCATAAAATATGGCGGTAAAAAGATACTTGATGAAGAATATGTACCGGATGCCGACAACCAGGTGCGAATCCGAGGGCTGGGCAAGTTCTGCGAATTGGCATTGTGGGGCGTGTGGTGCCTGGACTATGCACCGCAGAGCACCGCTTCGGGGACGTTCACCTTCCTTATCAACGAGACAGAAGACGCGCAGAGCTACGTGATGTTCAGCCGGATGCAGACCCGGAAGGATGCCGCTTCTCCGGGAATACTGAGTGAGGTGGCTGCCAAGGTGACACGTATGGGGGCCAAAGAGTATGTGAGCGGTTATCCGCAGAATGGAGGATATGACATAACAGCCTTTTTCAATGACGGCAGCCAGGAGAGCAAGTCATTCCCGGTATCTTCTTTGGAGCCTTTCACGGTGGATGTGAGTCCGGAGATTGTGCTTCCCGGATTTTCCAAATCGGACATAGCCAGTTATACGGTGGGCATGCTCGGAGGCTCCATGCAGTTTTACGTTGATGGTACAAGGTATGTGGATGTATGGTGTTTCCGTTTCAAGAATGTGTATGACATGCCTGAGACTTTAACGGCTACCGGTGAACTGAAACTGACCGGAAATAATGAGAGTGATGCAGCAGCCATGTACGGGGTACAACGCAAGTTCGGTGTCAAGGTTACTGATGAATACACGGTCAACTCCGGCAGCATCATGTTGCAGAGTGATTATAAATTATGGCACAACATGCTGAACGCACAAGAGGTGGAGATTCTTGTGGATGGCGAATGGCTGCCTATTGTGATTACGAAACAGAAGTTTGAACGCTCCTTCAGGCGTAGCGTCTTGAAGGCGGTGGAGTTCAGCTTCACCATGGCGAATCCTGAACAGAATAATTTGATAGGGCTATGATAAATATACAGAGATATAGGGAGATGCTGATAGAACTGAAAGAGCGCGTCAATAAGGTCAGCCGGACAAAGATTGACGGGACAGTGATTGCCGTCAGCGAAAAGCATCTTGTCAAGAAATTGAGAGACTGTACGGGGTTGATGCTGTGTGCCAACTACCCGGATGCAGTGTCGCAGGGCAATGAGGATAATTATCGGGAACGGAATAGCTTGTTGCTGTTCCTGATTGAGAAGGTTCCGTCGGGTCAGGAGACCGACGAAGAGGAACTGCTGCATTATGCACGCATCCAGCAGGTCATGCAACTGCTTAAAACCAAACTCCGGGAGATGGATTTCTTTTGTGGAGAAGTGGAGGGGGCAGAGAGTATGACAGTGGAGTGGGAGTACTATGTGTTCGGCGGCTGGAACGGAATGAGTATAGGACTTAACTTGGTTGATTATGACTGAATTGTTTATTGACGGTGTGCAAGCCGTACTTCCGAAGGATTTTTCCATTCAAGTGAAACGTGAGAATCCGTTGATTACCAAGAATGGAGAATATACCTACGAGATAACATTGCAGCTGACTAATGCTACCAATGCGGAACTGTATGCGCATTTGAACCGGTTGAACAGCGTGCAGGAGGTGAAAACCAAACGCGCTGCCATATTGGTAGCTGACAATAGGGTGTATTGCAACGGTACGGAGATTATTACCGGTTGGACCGATGATACGGTATCGCTCCAGATTGCGAGCGGCAATTCCGAACTGAATTATTTTGTCGGCGGTGACTTGCTGATTGGAACTCTGGAAATGAAGCGGACGGATGTACTGACGACGGATATGTTTCCCCATATTGAGAAAACCTATCCGGAAGTGGAGTATTGTTTGGCGCCGGTACTTGACCAGGATACCGGAAATATACACAACCAGTGGTGTGTCAAGGCAGAGGCAGGTGCAGATAACCGGAATTTGGGTACGGATGATATGTTCGATGTGACACCGCAGCCTTATTTGTGCGCTTACATCAAGGAGCTGATGAGGGCACTCGGATATGGGTTGACGGAGAACCAATTGGAGAATACGGTATATAAGGATGTGTATATCTGTCATACGGTACCAACGGTATTGTGGAACAAGATGCTGCCGGGCTGGAGCGTGAAGGATTTCCTTGAGCAGGTGGAGCGGTTGTTCAATGCTGTTTTTCTGGTTGACAATCGCAAGCGTACGGCCAGGCTGTTGCTGAGAGGGAACTATTTTACCGGAGGCACTTCCGTACATGTACAGAATGTAGAGGATGTGTATGAGGTGGAGGTTGAAGAGCCGGATATTGAAGATCCTGCTTTCTCGAATGTAGCATATAAGGTGGAGGATTCCGAGTTCTGGAGATGGAATGTTTTGCCGGAGGCGGTTAAAAAAGGGGCGAAGAGAGAGAATATCCCGGAGGATATACCGACCGACATGCGAAGCATTACGGGATGGTTCAGTGACGAATCCCATAAAAAGCCGGATACTATCTATACACACGAGGCTGATGGCAAGGAATATGTGTATCTGCGTGACTGGGTGGATGAGGATGGAAGACGTTCATCTCCGGTGTTTGTCATGGTGGATAGATTTGCCGGCATTGAACGCGAAGGTGTTTCCAATACCGTAGAACTGGAGATGGTTCCCACAGCTTTTCAAAGTGTTGGAATCAACTATTACGGCGGTGGAGGAAGGGGAGAGGACACTACTCTTTGGATTTATCTTCCTTCCTTATCCGGTAATGGTAATGCGGATAAAACAGAACCGGCACTGAGTATTGAAGAGCAAATTCAGAATGGCGGAGGAGAAGAAACGGAATCAAAACGTGGTATCTGCCTGGCACTCTATACGGGATTGCAAGGCTTAAGTGTCGTGTACAATGGCGTCTCTATGAAATATCCGGTTCCTTATATAGATGAATATACGAAAAACCATACATCCAGAGATGAGTCTTGGTGGCAATATGTTAGGACAAACAGTATTGGGGCAAGTTTGTGCCTGAATGTGCTTGACGGGTTGCTGTATCAGACTAACTATGATATTGACTACACCAAAGCGGTGAAGGTCCAGAGCCATGACCCGAATGTATATGCCGCTCACCAAGTGTTTGAGATACGCAACAAGCGATATGTCTGCAAGGAGATGGAATTCACATTGGATGCGTTCGGTCGTAAGGGAGCCTGGACCGGTACGTTCTATCCCATCCGTATCAGCGATACTGAGGCTGATGTCCGGTGGATATTGGCTGATGGCCGTTGGCGTGACGGAGGGGTGTGGCTGGATAATGGCCGTTGGCTTGACGGATAACACTTTTTGTTCATAAGTGCTGGCCTGGTAGTCCGTGATGGATTGCCGGGCTTTTTCATGTCCTTTTTCAAGGTGACGCTTGAAGATACCTTTGTCCTAGATTAATAGGTAAAGATATGGCGGTTAACATACAAGACTTTAGAATGGCAATCCGGATTGATAATTCGGAGGCGAAAGCGAAGTTTGACGAGACCAAACGGCAGATTGATGCTGTCAAGGCTGAAATGGCGAAATTGCGGGCAGAAGGGAAGGAGAATTCAGCGGAATACAAGGCGCAGAAAGAGAATTTGGATAAACTGAATGCTGCGCTCGCCGTTCAACGTATAGAGGCTGGAAAGACTGCATTGTCTTACTCGGAATTGCGCAAGGCTGCGGCTTCCCTCAAGAGGCAGATGGATAATGCTACTCCCGGCACGGAGAAATGGAAAGCGCTACGGGCTGATTATCTGCTGACCAGGCAACGGATGAGAGAGGTGGAGGTGCAGGCACGTGATACCCGTTTTTCTCTTTCCAAAATGGCTGATGGGGTTAATAGGTATGCAGCTATGGGGGCAGGAGTTGTCGGGGCTCTTACCGGGGTGGCCTTGACTGCCCGCAAATGTGTGGATGAATATGCGGAGATGGAGGAAGCCGAAGCGCAAGTTATCAAGTACACCGGTATGACCCGAGATGAAGTCAAGGGACTGAATGAAGAGTTCAAGGAAATGGATACCCGTACAGCGCGTGAGAAGCTGAATGCTCTGGCCGGTGATGCTGGTCGTTTGGGGATTACCGGGAAGAAGGATGTATTGGAGTTTGTCGATGCGGCCGATAAGATTAATGTGGCACTGGGTGAGGATTTGGGGGATGATGCGGTGAAGAACATCGGCAAGTTGGCACAGATGTTCGGTGAGGACCAGAAACTTGGGTTGCGTGGGGCGATGTTGGCTACCGGTAGCGCCATTAATGAGGTGGCACAGAACTCCAGTGCGGCAGAAGCATACCTGGTAGGATTTACTGCTCGCGTGGCAGGGGCGGCAAATCAGGCGAAAGTTGCTCAGGGTGACATTCTGGGATATGCCTCTGTACTTGACCAGAACATGCAGCAGCAGGAGATGGCGGCTACAGCTTTCCAGACGCTGATGATGAAGATGTACCAGGAGCCAGCCAAGTTTGCAAAGATTGCAGGGCAGAGCGTGGAGGATTTTACCTCTCTTATCAAAAAGGATGCGAACGAGGCGATACTTCAGTTCCTGGATACATTGAATAAAAAAGGAGGACTTGACCAGCTGGCACCTATGTTCAAGGAGATGGGGCTGGATGGTGTCCGGGCTTCCGGTGTCATCAGCACGATGGCCGGCAAGATAGATGATATTCGTAAAGCGCAAAGATTGGCTAATGATGCGTATCGCGACGGTACCAGCATTATTAAAGAGGTCAATGTACAGAACAATACGGTTCAGGCGGGGCTGGATAAGGCGAAGAATAACTTCAAAGATATACGGGTGGAACTGGGCGAAAAGCTCCAGCCGGTGATGAAGTACATGATAACGACGGGCAGTCTGACGGTGAAGGGATTGGGAACTATGATTTCCATCTTATGGAAGTACAAGGGGGCCATTGTTGCAGCCTCGGCTGCTGTTGCTGCCTATACATTGGTCGTAAAGGCAGACACTATGGCCAAAAGCTTGTGGACCACTATAACCAAAGGCGCTACTGCTGCGGCGTCATTGTTTAACAAGACATTGAAGGCTAATCCGTTGGGAATTGTAGCTTCGGTATTGGCTGGGGTCGTATCATATCTGGCTATATTCAAAACCAGGACAAATGAGGCGACAGAGGCTCAGGAAGCCTTGAATGCCAAAATGGAGCGCTATGAAACGCTGATGGGACGTATTGCTGGTATAAAAAGCAAAGCCGATAATCTGGATTTGCTGGATGATGACCAGAAGCAACGTACACGGAGCGAGACTGAAGCAGCCATCAGCGAACTTAAGGACCGCATGGCTGAAGAGATGGCGATTCACCGTAAATGGTTCCAGGAACAAAAGGCAGAAAAGATGAAATGGATTGGCGATGACAAGTCTTTGGAAAAGGCGGTTATCGGTGGGTTAAAACATCAACTGCAAGAACGCCTAAAATTATATGGTAGCTATGCTGTGAAGAAAAAGGAATTGGAAGCGATTCTTGCAAAGCTGCCCGAACAAGAAGTAGATAATCCGGTGCCAGGAGGAAACAGCAATGGAGTAGATGATAATGGCCTTGACAAAGAACTGAAGGCCCGTGAAGAAAAGCTGAAAAAGGGCTATAATGCAGAGATAAATCTGCTGAAAGAAAAGCTGCTGAATGAAGGCATGGCACAGCAGGAATATCAGGAAGAACAATATAAGGCTGAAATGGCTTATCTCTGGAGCCGGAAAGCTCTACTGGTGGAGTATGGCAAGGACTCGTCCGAAATCCAGGGGCAGATTTATGACAAGATGATTGCAGAAGCAGACCGGTTGACAGAAGCGTCTAAGGAGGCCGATAAAAATGCCCAGTCTGATAATCTGGCCACTATTGACGAAGAATATCAGTTACAACGGACTGCATTGAAGCAAGCATATATTGCAGGTGACATCAAGCGGGAAGCTGATTACTTGGAACAACTGAAGGATTTGGAATACCAGTACCTGGAGGAACGTAGAGATATGTTGGCGGCCTATGGGGAAGATATATCTTCCATTGATGCAAAATTGCAGGATATGGATTTGGCAGATGGCAAGGAAAACAAGAATAAACAGCGTGAACAAGGTTTCAAGGAGATAGATTCCACTTCTTCCTTTTCTCAGAAAAACGATATTCTTCAGTCAATGTACGATGCCGATTTGATAACGTATGAAGAATATCAGGCTAAGAAGACCCGTATTGAGGAAGAGTATGAGGATGAACGGATGAAATTAGTTGGTAAGGCTTTTGACATTATGGGCGATGCAGCTTCTACATATAGCCAGCTTGTAGCCAATATGCAAAATCGGGAAATTAGTAAGATTGAAAAGAAATATGATAAACAAATTAAGGCAGCACAAAAAGCAGGTAAAGACACCACTAAACTTGAAGAAGAAAAAGAAGCTGCCATTGACCAGATTAAAAAGAAATATGCTGATAAGGAATTTGCGGCAACTATAATGCAAGTAATAGCTAAGACTGCACAAGCAATTATGGTTGCGTGGACTGCTGGTCCCATACTTGGCCCTATACTTGGGGGATTGGCTGCAGCTCAAGGTGCTGTTCAATTAGCCGTCGCCAAACAGCAGCGTGATGAAGCGAAGGGACTGAAATCCGGTGGTTATGTGGATGAGTATGTGGAGGGCTATACCAAGAACGGTAATCCTGATGATGTGGCTGGTGTTATTCCGGTACATAAGAACGAGTTTGTGGCCAACCATGAAGGTGTGGCCAATCCGCATGTGCGCCAGTTCTTGGATGTGTTTGACATTGCACAGAAAAACGGGACTATCCGTATGCTCAATACGACGCAGATATTGGAGCAGGTTCGTACACGCAGCGGCAAGTATGGCGGTGGTTATGTTGATACGAGTGATTACTCTATGGCATTGTCGTCCGACAAAGGTAACGTCTTGTCTGGCTTGACACCGGAACAACGCTCGCAGATTGTGAGGTTGTTGGCTCGCAACAATGAGTTGCTCGAAATTCTCGCAAAAAAAGAATTGGTGGTTGACTCCCGTAAGGTGCGGGATGGTATAAAAAGGCTCGAAGTCCTGGAGGGTAATGTCAGTAGATAGTGTCCTTTTTTTATGGTACCGGTACAGATAATTTTGCAACATGAATGTATTCCAGGCAATAGATGAAATGAGGCAGTTGTCTTCCGAAGGAAAAAGCTTTTCTTTTTCTTTCATGAGTTATAGTTATGAGCGTCGCAAAAGCGATGGGGTCATAACGGTGAATAATGCACGTCTGCGTAAGCAGAGCCATAAAGAGAACAATAGGTTTGCTGATTATATGCTGAATTTTATCAATCTGGATACTATGGAATATGGCATGTGCTGGCAGCCTCTATTGCTGTCTTTTAATGATAATGAACTTGAATTGGGTTGATGGATACCAAGTTTGAAAATATAGTACCTTGGAATGGCTCGAATGATACCGGGCGCGATGTTCGCTTAAAGTGGGAAAGAAACTTTAAGCGCATAGCGGATGCCTTGAAGGAATTGTCTGATACGGATAAGCAGATTATAAAGGATATTTTAAAAGAAATAGATAAAATATTTCTGCATAAGGATAAAGAGGACGGCACTCCCTTCCCCATGACCTTCGGAGATTGGGTCAAGTTCGGTGAGTTCATCAGCGGTATTTCCGGCGGTTGTATCGACAAGAACGGCATTCTCGAGATGGAGGAAGGCATATTCCGCAAACGTCTGTTTGTTCCGGAGATTGCCTATAACCGTGTGACCTATTTCAAAGGACGTATGTGTGCCTCTCCCGGAGGTGGATGTACGGTCAAGGAATGGACGGACAACGGTGACGGCAGCTATACGATTACACCCGATTTGACGGATGCCGACGGGCTGAGCCAGTTTGTCGATGACATTCTGACTACTTACTTCGTCACCAAGAACGCCGAAGGCAAGCTGCAGGGTTTCGAGGAGATGAAGTTCCGGGTGACTTCCGCAGACTATACAGCCAAGACATTCGTCATGACACCCAAGCCGGGTACTGACTGGAAGCCGGGTGATGCGATGGTATTGGCGCAGACGGGTAACTTTACGGATGAGGATAGGCAGACGTACATCCTGATTGATACGGTTAATGGCAACAACTGCATCACTTTCTTCGACCACGCCAATACTTGGGATGTCGAGCCTGCCCAGGAAGTCTCATGGATTGGCAAAAAGAAAGGTCGTACCGTGCATGGCATTCCGGCCGACAACTACTCGGCTGTTTTTCGCCACGTCATCATGTCCGGCAAGATATTCCAGGTGGATGACATCACCGGCGAGGCTTTCCGGGTACCGCTATTTAAAGGTACGTGGAAAAAGGGTGAGAAGTATGCCTATTATGATGAGGTGACGCATAACGGCAGCTCATGGATATGTGTCAATGAGAAAGGCACGTCTACAGAACCGGCAGACGGCAATGCCGACTGGCTGAAATATGCGGCCAAGGGAGAAAGCGGCAAGGGTATCAAGTCTACCGATGTGGAATACGCGATATCGGTGTCTAATGTCATTGCCCCGGTGGACGGTTGGCAGACTACCTCCCCTGAATGGGAAGCCGGCAAGTATATCTGGTCGCGGACGAAGATTGTCTATTCTGATGGCGAAGTCAAGTACACCCAAGCGGCTTGTATCAGTGGTGGGCGGGGGGCTGACGGCAAGGGCATCAAGTCCATTACCGAAGAATACTACCTTTCCTCTTCATCGGCCACCACAACCGGAGGCGAGTGGCAGACAGACTCTCCGGCGTGGAAAAACGGCTGGTATATCTGGACCCGGACAAGGATAGTCTTCACTGACGGAACTTTCACTGTCACGAACGCCATCTGTGTGACTGGCAGCAAGGGTGCAGACGGTACAAGCATTACCAATTGCGGTGACTGGCAGACCGGCAAGCATATACCTTACATGGGTATTACCAAGATGGCTGGACGTGTGTTTTTATGTGTCGCTCCTGATGGTACCGACAATCCTCCGATGTGGACTCAGACGACCAATGAGGGGAGACGCATCCTGCAGACGCAGAACGGTGGAAAGAGCTACGGATATACCATTACCGGAGACCTGAATACGGCTGAGTATGAGCTGCTGGTGGAGAACGGCCAGGATGGGCGTGACGGTAGGGATTATGAGTGGATATTCAAACATACGACAGAGAATGTGACGCCTCCTACGCCAGCCACCTTGCAGGTGGATGACTACGTGCCGTCCGGCTGGCATGATGACCCGATTGGTGTCAGCGAGAGCCTGCCATACGAGTGGGCTTGTTGCCGCACGAAGAAGGACGGTGTATGGAGCGCGTTCAGTCCGGCCGCCATCTGGGCCAAGTGGGGCTTTGACGGCGAGTCGGCCATTGTAGCCGATTTCGACAACGAGATGGAAAGCATTGCCTTGACATACGAAGGAAAGACCGTTGCGCAGTCCGTGCTCAATACGACCGTCGGCATGTGGTATGGTACGAAGAAACTACAGCTCAAGTCCATCTCATGCGTGACGCCCTCCGGTGTCACGGAGAGCTACAATGTCAATACGGGTGTGATAGCCTTCACCGTACAGGCCGGTGTCTCAATGCCTGCACGTTCAGAAGTCAGGATAACTGTTACGGCTACTATCCAAGGCACTGATATAAGCCGTGAGCTGGTGTTCACCATTACCGGGGTGCGTGCCGGTAATCCAGGCAGTGATGCGGTACTGTATCGACTGGTGCCCTCCGTATCTTCAGTAAGCAAGCGGAAGGACGGTACTTACAGCGTGGCAAGCGTGTCATGTACACGTACCAAGTCTGTAGGCGGTAGCACTTCCATCACGACGGATGGTGTGCTGAAATACAGTAAGGACGGTGGTTCGGAGGTGGAAATACAGAACGGCACGTCCATCTCCCCGAAGAACTTCACGACGCAGCTGCAATTTGTCTATTACGTGGGTGGGCAGGTCGTGGACCGGGAAACTATACCCATGGTTGTGGACGGTACCGACGGTAATCCTGGAAAACCGGGCGGTGACGGCGAATCCGTCAAGGCTGGCGGTGAGTGGTGCACAGCTAAAACTCCATTCAAAAAGCTCACCATCTGCACGATGGGTGGCCGGTCATGGCTCTCAAAGGTTGATACATCGAATCCACCTCTATGGACTCAGACAACTCATGACGGGAGGCGAATCACTCAGACCCAGAACGGCGGCAAGTCCTACGGTTATATTATTACCGAAGAAGTGAACACCGACGAATGGGAACAACTGACATCAGACGGCGGCATGGTCTATCTCATCAGTACATGCAGCAATATACGGGTGAGCAGTGCCGGGTCTTTGGTGCCTTCAGCTTTTCGGGTCTATGCCAAGCGGACGCTCGGTAGCGCCACATTGACTTATCCGGACGGCTATCTGGCCGCACGGGGGTACAGCAACGGGATATGGAGTTCCATCGCAGGGCCTTCGAGGGCTTCCGAGATTACGGTCAACGCTTCGGCTGGGTATTCCACTTTCTCGGTTCGCTGTTATCAGAGCCAGGCGGACGCTTCGGCATGGAATGACAGTTTCATTGCGGAGATATCAGTGGGTGTCAGCTATGACGGAGCAAGCGGACGAGACGCCAGCGAGCCGCGTCCGAGAGGTTTTTTCGCCAAAGGCAACACATATGTCTGGAATGAAGATTACCATGACATCGTACTGGCCACATTCAACAATCGAACCATTCCGTTTCGGGTACGGGCTTACGGTACGTCGGTCACTGTCGCACCTACCTCGATAGACGGTGATGCTAATTGGGAGGCGGCACAGCAGTATATGTTTGTGGCTATGGATATGGCTTTAGCGAGAAAGATACGTGCCGATGAAATCTATGTGGATGATTTGGTGGTGCAGAACGTATTGGCAAAGGATAAGAATGGAAATGTCACTTGTAGCATTGATGGTGAGACTGGAGAAGTCAATGTTCAAGGAAAAATTACAGCGACAGCGGCATTCATAAAGATACATGGGTTTAGTTCCAATGAAGGCTACTTTTACCTGAACCCCAATTTTGGTTCGGATTTTGGCAATGGGCGTCCCAGCAGAATAGGCCAAAGTGAGTACATGCTTCCCAGCTCTGCCCAATGTGTGGGTATGAAAATATCCTTGATCATATATAATAATTCTTCAGGGAGCACATATGGCTATGTGTCAGTTGTGACATCGGACGGATTTAATGATATGGAGTTGGTTGACGGTCAATACCATTATTGCAATAAGGCTCATATCACAGACCCTGGTGTTTATGAATTCATATCATTGGGAGGAGTCTGGATTTCAACCAATAAAAATGGCATTTCGTATTCGTATGCTGATTTGGGTGACCATGATTACGAAAACCCGGTTAATTAACAAACTAATATAAATGGAAAGATGTATGAAAGTTTTTTATGAAAGCAAGTTAGCGAAATGGCTGCTGTGGCAGGGTTACAACACCATCACATTGGGATGGTGCGTCTTCACCAAGAAAAGCAAGGAGGAGATACGGCAGAGTACACTTAACCATGAGGCGATTCATGTGCGCCAATGGGAAGAATGTATGATTGCTTCGGCTGTGCTACTGACGGTAATCATGCTGTTTACCGGATTCAACTTATGGGTATATCTACTTTGCCCGTTGTGGTTCTACCTTCAGTATGGGTTGGAGTACGCAATATCCTACATGTATCACTTATGCCGTAACCGGTGTTGGATAAATGTAGGTGATAAGGCTTACGGAAATTCAGCATTCGAGATGGAAGCGGAAGCTAACGAAGAGGTAGACGGTTATCTGGATGTGAGAACTCCTTTTGAGTTCTTCAGATATTACGGAAAAATTTGATTTATAATTTACAAAACGAGTTAATTATTAAAATGTTAAATCGGGTAATATTTCCATCCGGAAATTATGCCCCTTAAATATGCAATATTATGGCAGAACAAATAATTACCTAATCTGACAGCTTCATTGCACCCTTCTATTTCTTGCTCTATCTTCTGCCCCTTAAATGTAAGAATATGGCAGAACAAGATATTAAGGAAAATGCAATGAGTGGTGGAACTCCGACACGGTTACGTGGACTGGATAAAAACGGCAACAGTATTAGTCCGACGTTGACAGAGGTGGCAAAAGCATTACCGAAACGAAATGAGTTCAATATCGAGATTGAAGTTGGAGAGATTTATTCCTTAGATGTAGGTTCATACAATACCCTATTTGTTTACTATACGTCAAGTGGAGGCGTTGGATGTATGGTTTTATTAGGATGGAGTTATACTTATATTATAGGGGATAATAGGTTCTCGAGCAGTGATGTACCTGATAAAATCTGTATTTATAACACCGGACTTGGTAAACATGCCATCAAAAACGGACTGTCCTCCTCAATCACATTGAAAATTAATGTTGTATAAATTCTTTCTTTAAATAAATAGTTATTTCTTGCCATATCTTCTTCTGCCGTATCCTTTGCCCCTTAAATGTAAGAAAGATATGGCAGAGCAAGATATTAGAGAAGACCAGATGACTATAACTAATACAGTGGATTATCTGAGAGGGCTAAATGGTAAGAATAGCGTGCTGATAAAGAAGGATGATTTGGTGCGTATCACCCCAATATCGAGTTTTAATGGCGATTTTAAAGACCCAGCCAACTTTCCCAAAGCGGGGTTTTACATATACGAAGTTAATACAAGTAGTTCAGGAACTTTCAATGGGCCTAATGGAGATAATACTTTTTATGGTATTGTTGAGATAATATCTCGTATTAATGGAAATAGCAATGGATTAAATGTAGTGACAATAAAAGCTTATAGTCATGATATGATTGGCTTCATGCTGATTGGTAAGAAAAGTACGGGAGAAGATGCATATAACTGGGGAGAATGGAAACAAATATATTGATATAATTAAAATCCGTCCTATCCTCACGGATAAGACGGAGAAAGAGAGTTAATTAATATGAGTTTATAACAGTCTGACTCTTCAGACTTTATAACCCTAAAAAAGACTACTATGCCTAAAAAGGACATGCGGTAAAATTAATAATAATCAATCAGAATGCCAAACAAAACCCGTTCCGACCATCTCGGTCAGAACGGGCATAACCAGAATGAAAATCCACATGGCTTGCAGAACCACTATCATGAGACACTAATCCTTTTTAAAATTATGTATGTTTCAGTTTTTCTATTATTTTTGATGAAGAAGTTCCCATTTGTTTCCTTTCGTCCGAATACGATACTCTTAGTACCATCTGTATAATCACAGTAAGCATTATAACCTCCATCTGATACAAAGCTATTCGAAAGGGCACCACAGATAAATATAGCAGATATTGCAATATTGGGTGATGTAACTAAGTATAATCCATATCCAAGGTTACCAAGGTCTTTTTCCTCATTTGACGCCAACGTGAAGCTATAGGTGTATATTCCCATCGCATTCATTACCTCTCCCAATGTCGGTGATATGCTGTCCCCATTTGCTGCCAGTCCACGTAATCTTGTAGGTGTTCCACCAGCCATCGCATTCTCTCTAATATCTTGTTCTGCCATAATATTGCATATTTAAGGGGCAGAAGATAGAGCAAGAAATAGAAGGGTGCAATGAAGCTGTCAGATTAGGTAATTATTTGATATGCTAAATTGATATTCTCCTTATTCTTATATCACGTTCCTCACTTTGATTATTCTTCACAAAATAACTCCCATTTAATTGTTTTCGTCCAAAAACAATAGACTTGCTTCCATCCGTGTAATCACAATAGCGATTTTTGCCTCCATCTGATACAAAACAATCCGGATAGGAATTACAAATAAAAATAGCAGAGATTCCGAGTGCCATGGACGTAATAAGATACATACCGTACCCCAAGTCACCAAGGTCTTTTTCTTCACCTGCTGCCAACGTGAATCTATAGGTATATATTCCCATCGCATTCATTACCTCTTCCAATGTCGGGCTAATACTGTTGCCGTTTGCCGCCAGTCCACGCAGCCGTGCCGGAGTACCACCACCCATTGCATTCTCTCTAATATCATCTGCCATAATATTCTCACATTTAAGGGGCGAATCCTCCGGATTATGAAAACTTTATGTTCGATACTTTATTAATTGCATATAAATTCTTACTTTTAAAGGAGAAAAACAGAATCCTATGAATTACGGTTACATACGGGTCAGCAGTGAAAAACAGACCGTTGAAAACCAGCGGTACGAGATAACTGAATACTGCAAGCGCAAGGGGCTCATTATAGATAAGTGGATTGAAGAGAGTGTGTCTGGTGCCAGGCATCCCAATGTGCGGAAATTAGGTAAGATACTGAATACGATAGACCAAGGCGATACCATATATGTTACGGAACTTTCAAGACTTGGACGCTGTGCGTATATGGTTATAGCTATCATATCTCATTGCCTGATTGCCAAAGCCAATATTGTGGAAATCCGTGATGACAAGCTTATTAAAGATGATTCAGATTCTGTGCAAGATACGTTTTTAAAGGTCTTATTTGCTCAAAGAGAGCGGGAAGATATATCAAGGAGAACCAAAGCCGGACTTGCCAGGCGGGTAGCCATGGGGATGAAGCTTGGGCGAAAACCAGGTGTTCAGAATTCCCATTATAAATTGACTGGAAAGGAACGGTTAATAAAAAAGATGTTTGAATACGGATATTCCAAAGCCGCCATTTGTAGAAGGCTGCAATGTAATCCGATAACTTTGGATAGGCATCTTATAAGGATGTGCTATTTTCTACCTTGTAATTGAGTTTTATATCTTTGCGTGAAAAATGATTTACGCGTATATTAGAGTCAGTACAGACAAACAAACGGTTGAGAATCAGAAATTTGAGATAGAGAGATTTTGTAAGATAAGAGAACTACAAATAGACAAATGGGTGTCAGAAACCATATCCGGTACCAAGTCTGCAAAAGAACGGAAGCTTGGCGCTTTGCTGAAAAAACTTAAAAAGGGTGATACCCTTATTTGCTCTGAAATTAGTCGTCTTGGGCGTCGTCTGATGGAAGTGATGAGCATTCTAAACACTCTCATGCAAAAAAAAATCACTGTTCTGACTGTAAAGGAGAAGTATGAGTTGGGTAACAATATACAGTCTCAGATTCTTGCCTTCGCTTTTGGTCTGTCAGCTCAGATTGAGCGTGATTTGATTTCGCAACGGACCAAAGAAGGTCTTGCCAGGCGTGTTGCCGAAGGACAGAAATTAGGGCGGCATAAGGGTGGGCATAACTCGCATTACAAGCTGACGGGCAAAGAAGGATTGATTAAAACTATGCTTGAATACGGATATTCTAAAGCTGCCATTTGTAGAAAATTGAAATGCAATCCTAAAACATTGGATGACCATTTAAAAAGGATGCAATAAGTAATCGGATTTTATTAAAAAATTCCTATATTTGCTTGTAGAAATGCATATAAACACCAAGAGCTTGGTGGCAACTTACGTTGTCATCGAGCTCTTTTTTTTATGTCCTTTTTCGAGGCGGCAGATGCTGGTAGCTTTGCATTGACATCCCATGTCAGTGGAATATTATGGAACATTTCATATATGATGATGGCTTACTTCTTTTAATAATTGTTCGACAAAAAAGAGGTTGGTAGTATTAATAATTATATGGTATTTGAAAATGGATAGATTATTGACATTAGACCAAATTCGTGTGATATGCGTGTCGTTATTTAGTTCGACATTAGCGTATCTGACACCTACCCAAGGCTTCCTTATAGCTTTGGCGGTGATGTTTGCCTTTAATATCTGGTGCGGTATGCGTGCCGATGGCGTGAGTATTATTCGGTGCAAGAATTTCAAGTGGAGTAAGTTTAAGAATGCATTGGCAGAATTGCTCTTGTACCTGGTTATTATTGAGGTGGTGTTCGTCTTTATGGATTCAATAGGTGACGGTGAAAGTGCTCTCATTGTTATAAAGACTATTACATATGTTTTCTCATACGTGTATTTGCAAAACGCATTCAAGAACCTGATTACAGCATACCCGAAGAATAAGGCTTTCCGGATAATCTACCATTTGATAAGGTTTGAGTTCAAGCGTGCGATGCCCTCGCACGTCCAGGAAGTGATTGGAAGAATTGAAAATGAAATTGATAAGGAGGAAGAAAAATGAAAGTATTGATTGACAACGGACATGGTAGTAATACTCCCGGTAAGCGTTCTCCGGACGGCCGGTTAAGGGAGTATGCCTATACCCGTGAGATAGCTGAACGGCTGGTAATGGAGTTAAGGAAGAATGGCATTGATGCTGAGCGTATCGTCAAGGAAGAGATAGATGTTCCACTGGCAGAGAGATGCCGTAGGGCAAACGAGTATAAGGCTTCTGAGGCTGTACTTGTTTCTATCCACTGCAATGCTGCCGGTAATGGAAGTGATTGGATGTCTGCCCGTGGTTGGGAAGCGTGGACTTCTGTTGGCAAAACAAAAGCGGATAAGTTGGCGACTTGTCTGTACGAGAATGCCGAACACTGTCTGCCGGGAATGAAGATACGCAAGGACATGACGGATGGAGACCAGGATAAAGAAAATGGATTCTACATACTGAAGCACACAAAGTGTCCGGCTGTCCTTACGGAAAATCTGTTTCAGGATAATAAAGAGGATGTGGAGTTCTTGTTGTCCGAAGAAGGAAAACTGGCAATTGTGAATCTGCACGTATGGGGCATTATGAAATATCTGGGACTATGAAAAAGTTACCGTGGATATTAATTGTACTGCTGGCAATTGCTTGTGTGACGGCTTGGTTCCGTCCGCATGAGCAGCCTCCGGCTGAAGTTCGTGTAGAGACGAAGATAAAGACGGTTGTCAAGGTAGATACGATGCTTATCTCTGCGCCGATGGCTGTGTTCTGGCGTTTCGTGCCGGATGATACGACACGGATAGGTGATACCTTGCTTCATCGTAAGCAAGTGATATATAGAGACAGCTCGTATCGTGCTGTGGTGAGCGGATATGTTGACCCTCGGCTGGATAGTTTACAGGTATTTCCTAAGACGGTGTATCAGACGGTGACGAATGATATTTATCATCCGGTGGTTGTTAAGTCGAAGAAAAAGCGGTGGGGATTTGGTTTGCAGGCAGGGTATGGCTATCCGGGTGGTTTTTATGTCGGTGGTGGGGTGAGTTATAATTTGTTTATGTGGTAGGAAAACTATACCTTTGTTGCTGTAGTAGTTTTACTTATCATTTTTTGATAAGTGGCCCCGGCTTCCGTCGGGGCTTTTCATATTTATAAAAGAAACGGTATTTGCTTGTTTCAATGAAAACGGAATTAATAGAGAATATAGGTTTTACAAAGGAGGAATACAATGCTAGGACTTTGGGTGAGGATGTTGCCTCCTTTGATGAATTCATAAATGCGATAGTCGCATTTGTGGAAGAAAGTGGCGGCAGTCTGGAGGATGCCGTTGATATGGCGAACGACGCGTATTTTCAATTATAAATGATTATATAAAGTAGCTATGGCAGAAGAAAGTAAATATGCTTACGACGAGGAATCCGTCAAGGCAATAATCGAATGGGCACAAACAACCCAGTTACCCAAGGAGGTGATGCTAAGTGAGGCAGAACATATCTTTGACACCTCTCTGTATGTTAATGCGAATATCTGCGATATTAAGCAGCATTATCCGGATGCTTTCTATAATCCGGCTATTGATAGATTGTATCGGTTGAAGGAATTTGTAGAAGGAGTGGCTGAATAAGCTGCTCCTTTATAGTTCTCCGACAAAGTGTTTTGTTTCTTCATGTACCGTCAGAGAACTTCCTTTCAAATATTTGTTGGTCGTTGATATATCTGTATGCCTTGCCTGATCACGGGCAACTACTATACCGGCAGAGTTAGCTAAGTCACGGATTCCGGAATCTTTGAAGCTGTAAAATAAATAGGTATCTGGTAACTTTAAAACTGAACGGAGCTTATAGAATCTGTCTCTAATCACTCGGGTAGTAATCTTCTTATAGCCAGGTTTGAAGCCTTTACTGAATAAATAGCAATTGGTATCGTTATCGAATATATGCAAATCAATCATTTGCTTTATTATTTCATCATTCAATCCGACCATGCCATCTCGTCGATTTTTAGATATGTTTGATGCTACAAGTATCTTTTGTTCCTTTAGGTTTATATCGCATAACTTAATGTTTGTCAGTTCTTCTGGACGAATAAATGTGTAATACTCCATTCGGCAGACAAGAAGATAATAAGGATCATTTTCAGACAGATATTTAGTGATTCGCTTTAAATCCTCCGGAGAGATTGCAGTGCGTTTTTTATCTTCTTCCTTGAGTGACTTTATACGTTCGCACGGATTAGTTTCCATATATTGTTTTTCGACTAACCATGAGCAGAATGATGAGAGCCATATCTTATAATTGTTTCGGGTACGGGCGCTTGAATCACGGTCAAGTAGGAGATAGTCCAGGAAATCACTAATATAGGTTAGGTTGAATTGGTAAATGTACATGATTGGCAAGGTGTGGTTTTGCATATAATCACAGAGTACACGTAGTCTCTTATTGTAGTCTGTGAATGTATTGGGTTTGATGCTGCCGGCTTTTTGCAGTTTATCAAGGTATTTTGCATACATCTCAATCACATCTTCCACTTTTGCATATTGGCGAGAATTAGACAAATCTGCCCATGGGTTCCATCCGGAACGAAGTCTGGCGGTAACAGTTGCAATAATATCAGCAGCTCTTTTTCTACGTTCGGTGATTTTGCTTATTCCATCCAGCATATATTTCTTGCGCTTCATCTTTTGTTCTGCTGGGTCGTATGCAGTGAAATCCACATACCAGTTCTTGCCAGTATGGAGGGTGGGTAACGTATAGCTTACTATGGTTGCTAAGGAAGAACCTTTTCTTTTTTTAGAAAACAT